ATACCTCTTTCGGGGGGCGGGAACAATTATCCCATACTTCAGTGTTGTTCATGTTACTCCTCCTCCTGCTTCGTCGCCATGACGGTTACGCCTGATTGTCCGGCGATTCCGTCGGCAATTTTCACTGCTGTCACAACAAAGCGGTAGTTGCTTTCCAAGGCCGCTTTAATAAAGATGTGCTGGTTTTTGTCGTCAAGTCTTTGGAATTCGTCCACTAGGATTATTCCTAACGGGCCGCTCGTTGCCTCTGCGATCTGAATAGCTGCAAGAATTTGTTCGCCCTGGCTGAGGTTTTGAAGAGGTTGAGGTTCGCCGTGCAGATTCGGGAGGGTAATGTTCCCGTTAGAGTCCACGTCCATACCCTTAATAGGCTTCTCGGCGTCTTTGAAGAGTTGGTGAGGTAGTGCGCGGAAGAAAGATACCTTCTCGTCGGCCTGCCTTGCGAGTTCTTCCACGAGGGCCTGCTTCGTCCGGGCCTGTTGGGCCTGATCGGCCAAGGTGACGAAGCCCTTCATCCGCTCTGCCTCCGCCGCGTCGGCTTTCATCTGCGTCGTGTCAATGGTGGGTTGCTTGTCGAGGTAGTCCTTCGCCTTTTCGACTTTTCCACCGACAGCCGCGATCCGGTCCTCCGTCCGGGAGTCCACTACGGCCGCCTCGGTCGCAATGTTCGCTTCAATGGCCTTTTGTTCGTCCTGAAGTTTCAGGATCTGCGCCATGAGTTTTTCGATTTTCGCCTCAATGTCCGCGGCCTGGATCTTGGAAACAGAAGCGTCTTCGGCTTTTTCTTTGTCCGCCTGCTGATGCAGGAGGGCCACCTCCGCATCCTGCCCGGCGATCACAGCCCCGGCCCGTTCCCTGTTGGCGTTCACTTGTTCCGCCATATGCAATTCCTCGTATAAGTCCCGAAGCTGAAGGTTTCTCCAAGCCTCGGGTTCGTAGTTGTCGGGCAGTTGCGCCGTCAATGCTTCGCTCTGGTCGTTCAGCGCCTTAATGTCCGCGTTGGCCTGGTGCCTGCGGTTGTAGTAGAGTTCGGTCAGCGCCCGGCATACCTGAAGCGGGTTCTGTTTCAAGTTCACGGCGGGAAACTCTCCTCCGCACCATTCCTTGATCTTCTCCGCGGAGAGTTCAATTTTTATAAGCGACAGCAGGATCTCGATCTGTTCCTTGCTGTCGGCCTCCATAAAGTCAACCGGGTTCAGCGCGAAGGAATACTTCCCGATTCCGACAAGCTCCTTTAGAAGAGTCTCTGGCCCGCGCTGAATGTCCCCCTCGATCTTCAGTTTCGTGGTGTCCTTCCCGGTGCGCTTGAAGGTTTTGTCAGCGATGACTGACTTCCCGTCAACCGTCATTTCCGCATGGATCGAAGCCGTGTCGGCCCCGGTGCGGATGAAGTTGACCCGCCGTTCTCCATTCGTGATGAGTTTTTCAAGAGCCTCAAGGAAGGAAGTCTTGCCTGTTCCATTCCCTCCCACGAGTATATTGATCTTGTCCAGGTCCAGTTCCCGGAGTTCGATCCCCAGGACGTTGCGAATTTCCACCCGGTTTAGCATGTTTGTTCCTCCTTACTTGTTTTCCGCCACTCGGAAGACCCGAATGGCAATTTCCTTCTGAAATTCCTTAACAATTTCTGGCCTCTCCTTTTTAAGTCTGTCGGCGTCCAGGCGTTTTTGTATCTGGGCCTTCCAGGAGATCCGCTCTGTGCCGACGAAGGCGGCCTCTGCGTCGCCCATAAGGGCTTTGAGTTTGTTGCATGCGGATTCTTTTTCCGTCTCCTGTGCCTTCTCTTCCTCTCTAGCCACTAGGAACGCCTTCAGGAGTTCGGCGGCCTCGTCGGGCAGGGTAATTACCTCAGCCCGGACTTTGGATGCAGGATAAAGACTATCTAGGGCGGCCCGATCCATTGCGCCGACCGCCGGTGGGACTCTGGCCATGATGTGATCCTGCCAAAAGTTCTCTTCCAGCTCGATCAGCCGGGTACAAACTTCCTCGTCGTAGTCCACCCGGAAGACTTTGAATTCCCGTCCGCCGATAAGCAAAGGAACGAGGAACACGCGAAGGCCGGTTACTGCCATGTAGTGATACACCTGTGTGAGGTAATAGTCGGGCACTCCATTATCCCACTGCCCTGCCGAACGCTCGCCGCAAGTCTTCGCCTCGATTCCGGCCTCCGGAAAGCCGTCGCCGGAGCAAAGGATCCCGTCCAGCGTCGCCAGCATGATCGGGTGATCGTTGGACTGGTAGATACTGGTGCCCGGCACGATCCTGGTGCCCGGCGACAGGCCGTCAGTGTTGACTCCAAACTCTGCCAGCTTCGACAAGTTCCGCTGAAGCCGCGCCAGGACAACGGGTTCCAGATCTCGCCCGGCCTCCATCGCCTCGTTGTCAGGATGTTCAACGCCCTGGCCGGTTTTGTCCAAGTACACCTCCAGCGGCGAACGCCACGGGTTCAGCTCGGCAATTGCCGCAACGTCAGAGCCTCCGATGCCTTTACATCGCATAGAGAGCCACTTCTCTCTGTCGCTGGTGTCGCCGATAATTTCACAGTGATCAAGTATGTTCACGTTTTGGATTTCGATCTTCATTTTCGCACCTCATTGACTTTCTTTTTTGGAGGAGTATAATAGCAGTGGATCATGTGCTCCTCCTTTGTGGCCCCTTCCAAGGGGCCTTCTCTTTACCTGCCCCAAAGAAAAATATCTCACATTCTGCACATAAGCCAGAAGGCCAGCCCCCAAGCGGCTACGACTATTACTTCATTCCAAAGAATTACCAGCCGTGATTCCTGGGCTTCTTTGGTTTCGTAGTGCTTCTCCCGAATACAGTGTCTAGGTGCGTAGGGCGTCGTCACCTGTGCCCACTGGATCCTGTTCGTTCGATTCTCCATTTCAACTTTCCTTTCTTTTCATTCTTTCTAGGCCGATATTCACTACTGTCGTTGTTGCCCGGTGGCAGTTCGGGACTTTCTCCCCGGCCTTTTCCAGCCGCATGAGTAGAAATATGGAGATACCTAGAATGTCGGACATCTCCTCCAACGTCTTTCCCGTCCGCATTCGCACTGCTCGAAGTTCGTTCCCGGTAGGCATTTTTTTCATTATTGTTCACCTCCGGAAACATTATAACATAGCATGACAATAAATGTCAATACATTCGGGAGAAATTTCAAAGTTATTTCGCCCTCCAGTTTGCCAGCCGAAGTTCGATTCCTTCCCTGATCAGTTCAGTCACACAGCTTTTTCCTTGCGCCGACGCTCGCTTTAATGCGTTTAAATGCTTCTTCGTTAGCCATAGTTGGAACCTTTTTGCGTAGTATTTAGGCATTGCCATAGTTACTTATCTCCTTTCCTGCGATCTCTGCCGAAGTCTGTCGCGCTGCCCGATAGATCGTTTGTGACTGATCTTGAGTTAGTCCCAGGATCTCCCCATAGGATCCGATGTTTTCCTCCTCCAGCTCGAAGCCCATTTCAGACGCAACCCTTTTTACCAGATCCCAGCTTGTATACCGGGATCTGGTAACATACTTTGCTCCGCCGAACACTTCCGTCCAGGCTGCACCGGAATAAGAATAAAGGTCGTCACAAGGATTGAAACTCCCCTCCTGATATTTTCCAATTTTTTTTGAAACCTGCTCCTCCGTGGGGCCATCTGTCCAGGAAACCCGGATTGCATTCCCTCCCGAAAAGCTCTCTGATTTTACTGAAAACTTCACGCCAGGGAAAGAAAGGGCTAATTCTTTTTTGATGTTCCCGGCCCCGACAGTACGTCCCTTGTAGCTCCCTGCCGGGAGAACCTCAAGGAAAGGAAACCGGGAAGGAAGAGAGGTAATTTCGGCGGCTTTCTCCTCCGCCATGCGGGCTTTTCCCTCCACCTCTGACTTTTGATGGGCTCCCGCCGCCGCCACCGTCGCTGCGATCTCCTCCGGTGTCGCGATCTCCCCTGGATAGATCCCCCAACCCAACCCACGGAGGATGCACTCCGGCAGGTGTCTGGTTATATGGGTATTGAAGGCTATGTCATATTCAGCCTCGCCTCCCATGGAACACACTCCCCCGGCTAGGTGCCGGACAGATCCGGGATTCTCTCGCCCGTGTACCGCGATCACAATCCCGAAGTCGCGCCAGGAAACCCGCTGTCCGATGATGATCTCGCCTTGATATTGATCTCCTCTGATTCGTTCCATTTTTGCTCCTCCTTTATTTTCTTTCAGCAGCGACGGGCATAATAAGCTGAAGAAGATCCCCTTCTTCCGGGTTTTCTCCAATAATCTCCCCGAAGTTTGGGAAACACGTGCTGGGCCCCGCATCCATAAAAGAATACTCCGCGCCGGAAGCGCAGAAGAAGGTTATATAATTCCCATCTCCGGTGACAGAGAATCCAGTTATAGGATCCTTAACCTTAACCAACTTTTGCGCGAAGATGCCTGAGATACGAAAAGAAACTTCTGGAGTCAAAGTATCCTCCCGCGTCAGAACAGATAGCCGCCTCCCGTCTGTTGCCGAAAGAGTCAGCACGTGATTAACGATTCTGAATTGAATCTTCCGAAGTGCCGGTGAATTCTCATTCTTTTCTTTGAAATAGGACACAATCCGAGAGAAGGCAGAAAGAAGATCCTTTGTGGACAGGATCTCTGTCCCCTTGGAAGGGAAAAACGGGAAGTCTAAGGGATCGAACGACTCCAGCCGAAGTCGGGAATCCGCCAGGCAGGCAAAAACGTCGTCGCTTCCCTCCTCCCGCTCGAAATAAACCTCGCCCTTTGACGTGCCCAGGAACGCGATCAACGGCTTCGGTAAGACCACGAAAGGGAAAGGAACAGGACAGGGGATAACTGCATACTCTTTAAGGTTCATCGTTGTTCTGGCCGTCTCCCCGTCGAAATAGACTGCCGAAAGGATCGGTAGGGGAGAAACCTCGATAAACCTTCCCGCCTGCTGTAATACCTTCTTTAGTTCTGGTGCTTGCATGTTCACACTTCCTTTATTTGCGCCCCTTCGGGCGCTTTTAGTTTTTGTGCCCGTTCCCTGCCGGGAGAAATGGGGGAAACCCGCCCTTTTTCTTTGTGCCGACGTTGGTTTCTCGCGTGTGTTACATATCGTATACATGTAGGGCGATAGCCACAGCTAGCAGGATGCCGACTGTCCACCAGGTAAACGGCGTCATAAACATGTTACACCTCCTTTTTGCATCGGTTAAAGTGTTCAACCCGGTGTTTTCGAGCTTCGGTCGAAGCCGAAGTTCAATGTTTATGCCGACTTCCGCGCGGGGTTTTTTCTGCTAAATTTTTGGCGGTTAATTAAGATCCTTCCTCTTATATATAGGGCCTCACGAGGGGCCTTGCGGCCCCTTTCGGCCTTGCTTCTAATCTCTCGTTCCAGCCGCAGAGAAAATAATCCAGGCGGCTCGCCGATTGGCCCAGAGCCATTCCACGGGAGGGTTCGCCTCGAAGGCGATCACCTCCCCCTTCGGGCGCTTGCCCCGCTGCCCCGGGCGATGGCAACACGGGGGAATGTCTCCGACACATTCTTCCCGTTCAGGATTTCTAGCCCTCTTTTCCCTTCCTCCCCTTTCTTCTGCGGGGCCAGCCGAAGCCAGCCCCGCCCCGCGTGCTACAGTTTTGCGTTCTCCAGGATCTCCGAGGCCTTCTCGGCCTCGCCCTTCCGGGCCTCTAGCCAAGCCGAGATCTCGTCCAGGAGACCGCCCGCGATGTCGGCGGAGAATTGCAGGACACCTGCCCGTGTTGCCTTCGGAATCGTGATTCGGTCATTGTGGGTTCCGGTGCCATCTACCCAGTTCCCCGAAGTGATCCAGTCGAAGCCGCCTTGGACGAGATACCGATTCCCGAAAATGACTTCGACGGAATATCCGCGAGGGAGAGTCGCGCTTCTCTCTTCAGACACGTCTAGCCCCTGCACCGCCACCGTCGGGACTATTTCCTCAATCAATGACGCCACCTCCCGCGCCGCCTCAAAGAGTTTCTCCGTGGCTCGGCTGTTCTCACTTCCTGCCCGCTCCAGTCGCTTCAGGCTGTTGATGATGCTGTTATTTTTCATGATAGTTCCCCTTTCTGCGCTTTAAGGCCGCCACCTCTACGGGGATTCCGGCCAGGCGTTTCGCCTGCCTTGCCGCTCGGCGCGTCTGGCAAAGAAATATGCAAAAGTTGCCAGGCCCCCACGGCCCGGCGGACTGCCTCGGCGAGGCTGATTCGCAGCTTGTGCGCCCGCTCCCGGAGGGCATCATCCATGCTGGCCGGGAGGCTAATGATTATGCGGCGTTCGGTGACGGATTCCGGGTCGGGGAGGAGCTGGTCTCCTTTCTCTCCGGAAAACTCATCCGGCATGGCCTCCACCGCGATTAAGCCATCTTTCTGATCCACGGCTTGGAGTCCGCTTCCACAGGTGCAATCCGACATCCCGCAGAAGGCGCGGTTTGCCTTGTTGTAGTCCCGCTCGGAGAGCCAGGTCAGCGTCACCCGAAGACCGCTCTGGGATTCGTAGCTCTCGATATGGTCGTAGGGCACCGAAATTTCCGCATTATGGAAACCCCCTGAAAAAGTGACCTTTTCTTTCCCTTCCGGGAAAATTTCCACCATTGTTCCTTCCTGTGTTCTTTGCATGATTCCTCCTTCTGCGCTTACGCCCCGCCGGGCTTTATACTTTCGCGGCGACCGCTACCAGCCGCCGGAAACTCTCCTCGCGCTGCTCGATCCAGGCATGGGCGCTCTTTTCGCTCATGATTAGGTCGCAGGCCGCTCTGACTTTTTCCTCTTTGCCCTGGAGCTCCGAAGTCCACTCCCGCCCTTGGGCGATATGGGCGCGCTTACCGCACTCCATCTTGCTCAAGAGTTCGGCCTGTTCTTCCGCCCTCTTCGCCTGGATCTGAGCGGCCCAGGCGATTTGCTTTTCGGATCCGGTGAGCCCGGCATCCGCCCCGGCCTTCGCGGCCTCCTGGCGCTCCTTATCCTTCTTTGCCTGCCAGCAATCTGGACAAAGGGTGGTTGCCAGCCACTCAAGTTTATTCTCCCGCTCTTTGCCGGGGCCGTAGAGTTGCACCTCTCCGCTATGTCCGCAATCGTAATCCACTCCGTATTTCGCCATTTTCCTCTCCCCCTCTCTATCTATATTATACGCTCCTGCTTCTGCTCAGTTCTCCTGAGCTTCGCGGGGACTCCGCCGCCCCATGACATCATGATACCATTCCGCCTCCCAGCCTGTCAAGCCCCACGCCGCCCTATTCTTTGCCAGCTTCTGCCAAGCTGGGGGAGGGTGGGATTTCGCGCATGACGCATGGGCATAACCATACCTACTCTCTCTCGTATATAAGGTGCTGCTATTTGTGTTACAAGACAAAGAAGGAGTGGCTATTTTTGTGAGAGCCATGTGTTACAGTTTTTAGGATATGCGAGAGTTTGCGAGGAAATAGAACATACGTTTGCATTGACCATTGTGATACAATGGAGTATAATTTACGAACAAGGGGGCGCGAATAGTGGGGATGTGGGTACTGCGGAAGGATGGTTCTTGGTCATATGGTCGGAAGTCATTGTCGTCTAAGGATTTAGGAGGGATATTGGATACGGTGTTGGCGGGGAAGAGGATAGAGATGTTTAAGGCAGTGTATAGCATGCCTAAACACAAGGGTTGTAATACAAGACTTACAATAACGTGGAAGGAGTAGGAATGGAAACTAAGTCTATGAAACTGTATTACGTGACGTTAAAGAACTTGCGATTGATAAAGTCATGTACGGGGGAGAGCATGGCAAAGATACTTGATCGTCTAGTAGAACTGGATAAGGTGCTTCCTTTGGAGAAAGTTCTGATGGCGGATTTCAAGAAAGAAGTTCGCGCCTCCAACTTGGGTCCGCCTAAATAGTGGGGCAAACCTCACTTATATACACCGCGCGGGATTTCGTCCCTGCGTCGCGGGGCCTTCGTCAAGGAGGCCCTTGTTTTTTGGGTTATAGTGTGGTACAATTTCGTTAGTGTCATGTCTGCAGACATTGATACTCGGTGGTATATCACCGGACTTGCACAGAGTCGGCCCGCAGGTCAAGCAGGATTCGTCCTGCGAGTGAGGAGCTTCGGCTTTTTGCGGAGAAGGAGTTGGTAGTAGCGTAAGCGAACCCGACTTCTTTTTCTATTAGAAAACGGGATGCGTGTTCTCTCTAGTCGAGGTATGCAATCAGCTCTCGCGCTAGGGCAAAGCCATGGTGCATTATTGAAGGCTTTTATAGACGAAAAAGCCATTCAGCCCTTTATCAATGAGGATTTAGCCATGGTAATGTCTACTCCCGTTCGCTTTACTCGTCCGGGAAGAGCAGGACTTCTTTTCTCTCAGAGGATGGCAAACAATATTATTTGAATGGTGTCAAGGTAATAAAGAAATAGGCTGGCGATTTGTTTAGCTCAAGAAGAACTACGCAAACCTATTGAAAGGCTAGAAAGCCCCTCACCAACCTATAGTTATTATAGATCTTTCTGCATTTTTGTCAACCTTCCTCCCAAAAGAATGTTCTGTTTTAAAATATTTTTAGCAGGAATTTTTATGAGATTCTGATTAGTTGCTATATTTATCTAGGACAATCCGTTTTCTTTTTGGGTATTGACAACGTAAAATTTCGTGTTACAATAAATGTAATACGGACAAGTATTCGTAATACAGGAGAAGAATGAATACGCCAAAACAATACCTGGAAGACTCGGCCCCGATTGTGAGGAAGGAAGATCCTCTTACTGAGTACGAGAAGGCCAGATTAGAGAGGTTGTCTTTACCTGGCTATCCTGGGCCAGATGTAAAAGTATCGGAGGAGGAAGAGTAATGAAGTATTTATGTCTTCTGGTAATTCTCTTTATTTTGATGGCGCCGTGTTTTTCCCAAGAGGTGATCTCTCCAACACTTCCTGGAACAAACATCAGGGATTTGACCAAGCCTTCAACAGTGATAGACGGGCAGGATATTTATCCTACACTTCCGGGAATGGATGTGAGGGACTATTCTAGGCCTGGCCTTAGAGTTGAAAGGGACATGATCTATCCGACACTGCCGGGGACAACTTTTCGGGACTTCTCGAAGCAGGGGTGGAAGATCGAGAACAATGATAAGCCGGTGTTTCCAGAAGTTCGAATGAGAGTCTTGCGGATACCGGAGGACAAGTAAATGCCTCGTATATTTGGAATGGAAACAATAATGCAGTTCAGGCTCTTTGAACACGAGAAGGCACTTCTATTGAGTAAGTGCAAGATACTTGGACAGTCACCGTCATTCTTTCTCAGGAATGCCCTTCGCGAGGCCATGGAGAAGCTGGATGAGGGTATACTAAAGAAGCACGTTGAAGGTATAATGCCAGCGGAATTGATGGAAGAAAGCAAGGAATCGCATGAGTAGTTTCGTTGTTCTGGGTTTTGCTATTGGACTCGTAATAGGATTGATTGTATCTGTCCCTTCTGCAATTAAGCTATTGCAGATACTTATGGTGTGGGATCATAAAGTAATTTCAAAAAGCAAGCAACCAAAAGAAGAGTACATGCCCCCCCCTAATCCAATAATGGAAGAGAATTACGAACAGATTTTAGCGCAAGACAAGGCGGAAATACTCAAGAATTTTGTGAGAAGAGGCATAGTCGAGGAAGACAATGGACGATAAGCTCGCTAATTTTTCTTCAGAAGAACTTCGCCAGCAATGCTCAGAGTTGTCTCTTATGCGTATAAGTTCGGAGGAGATCGCCAGAAGAATAAATCTTCCTCGCGCCAAAATCGCTGAGTATGTAAGCATTATTAGAAACGAAGAAGCATTCAAGAAAGAGAGAGGGCTTGACTCTAAAAACAAGGACTATATCATGCAGGAAGTTGAAAGATCAGAGCTTCGAGAGAAGTTGCTTTGGAAGACACTTCCTCCAGACATTTTAGACGAAAGCATTCAGCCTCATCCAGCAATAGCGAATACTCTATCACACATAAGGGAGGAGTCCACTTTCCGAAGGAATCTTCTCATAGAATTTGACTTATTGCAACAACAAAAGATTGGAGCAGAATTGCAATCATGGGAAACATCCTTCATGGAATTTCTAAAAATACCAAAATTAGAGGCCAATAATGCCGACATTGAACGAGTTCTATCAGGCTCTACGGGAGAATCGTCTGAGGTATATGGAGAAGTATCTCTGGATCAACACGAAGGAACAGGGGATCATCCAGTTCCATCCGAACCCATGCCAGATATTGCTGGATGGAATAATTCAGAGACAGATCCAAGAGAAGAAGCCGATCCGCCTGATAATCCTGAAGGCCAGGAGAGTTGGGATAAGTACCTTCCTTGAAGGCGATATTTTCCATTATACGACACTAAATCCTGGAGTTCAATCTTATATTGCAGCAGCAGACAGCGAACAGGCTAAATCTCTGTTCGATATGTCTAAATTATTCTACGAACAGCTTTCTCCAGAAGTAAAACCCATGCGCCGGTACTGTAACGAGAAGGCTCTTTTTTTTGAGAACCCGAAGGAAAAGCAAAGGGCCGAGAATCCAGGACTTAGATCTGGAATCAAAATAGGAACGGCTGGTAAAATCGAAGTCGCTAGAGGACAGCTAATCCATCGCCTACATTGCTGTCTTCATCCTGATACGCTGATAGACGTAGAAATAAATGGAAATCGAACATATGTTCGCATAAAAGATATGTCTCCAGGGTATACTGTGTTCACGTTTGAGGGGAAGAAAGTAGAAGTAAAAGGAATCTCAAAAATAGGGATCCGAGAAATTAAAGAGAAAATGATCTGCATAAGAACCGTAACGAAAAATTTATACGTTACATCTAACCACAAAGTATTTACTCAAAGAGGGTGGGTAGAGGCCGGGAAACTAAAATCCGGGAAAGATTATCTTGTTGGAAACATGAGAGAGTTTATTGATTTTGACAAAATAAAGAGTGAGCCAAACGGATCAGAGGCTATTGCGATAACCATACAGAACCTACAACTCAGCGACAGAGAAGCGCGATTTACTGTTTTTAAAAAGAATAAAAAATTTATGGGGATATTATTGGATCTTCTTTCTAAGTACAATTTTGACGTTGACGAAAATTCAGATTCTACGTCCCTTATAGTTCACTCTGAAGACAGTAGCTTTATAAAGCTGCTTAAAGAATACTACAACGATTTTGCAATGCTTAAAGAGAGATCTCTCTCGTTGTCTGAGGCGGAAGAAGTTCTGTCTTATTTATGCTCTGCCGATGTTCATGAAAGAGAATCGGGAAAGATTAAGAGAATCACCAAAGAAAGATATGCCCATTTTAGGGACTTGATCAGAGAGAAGATTCCCAATAACAGGCAAAACAACAGATCAAGTCCTGGAATAAATAGTTTAGAAAGGAAATTTTGTGCCGAAAAATATTCCTTCTCACAAGTAATATCGGTGAAAGAAGAGCCATATCGGGGATTCGTGTATGATTTAATTCTCGATGACAAATCACATTGTTTCCAAACAAGTGAGGGAATAGTGCACAACTCAGAACTCTCCGACTGGAGAGGTGGATCCCTGACGCTGGATGCAATTCTTCACTGCGTCCCAGATTTGCCAAACACGGCAGTATATTTCGAGTCAACTGCCAAAGGGATAGGGAATATGTTCCATGACGAATGGCAACGTGCAATTTTAAAGGATTCTGATTTTGTTCCTATTTTCTTCCCGTTCTTTATTGATCCAGACAACAAGATAAAATGCGGAAAGGGCATGATCGAAGAGATAAAGGATACATTGGATGACGAAGAAAAAGAATTGATAATGAGATTTAATCTTGGGTGGGATCAGTTGGCGTGGAGAAGGAATAATATTAAAAATAAATGCCACGGTGATATTGATATTTTCCACCAGGAGAATCCTAGCACTCACAGAGAGGCATTTGTAACAACTACCTTCAATGTATTCAAGGCAGAAGTTATACGTTCCTGTTTTGCCGTGAAAGAACCAATATTTTACGGGCACTTGATTGAAGAAGACGGTTGTGTTACACTGAGAGAGGGAGGGCATAAAAGCCCTGTAAGAGTATGGAAATTCCCAGAGAAGGGACACACATACGTTGTCGGTGCAGATCCTACCGTTGGGATAGATCCCAAGACTGGAGATCCGGCAGCAATGCAAGTGCTGGACATAAAGACACTTGAACAAGTAGCGGAATATGAGCAAGTCGTAGATGCAGACGTATTTGAGAATGAAATGATTCGGTTAGGTTTTTTCTACAATGCTGCCTTGGTAAATTTAGAACTAAGCGGTCCAGGGTGGGGGATCATAAGATCGTTCAAGGATAGATACCCAAATATTGTTTATTGGCCGTATTTAGACGATCCAAAAAAGAGGAACACGGGACACCTTGGATGGGAAACCACCTGCAAAACGAAGGAAGTCATGCGGAAAGAAACCATAGAACACATGCGTTCCGGGGCACTTACTTTAAGATCAAATTGGCTATTGCATGAGTGCGATACTTACTGCTATAATGAATACATGCACCCAGAGGCAAAAGGAGACGCACACGACGATCTGGTGCTTGCCTTGGAACTGGCTGTCGTTGCTTTAAATAATGTCTCGGCGTGTGCCCCAATAGTTGAAGGGCCAATTCATTAAGGAGGCATATAAGTGAGCGAAAACGAAGGTTGCGAATATCCATTGAATATTCACGATGGAATCCGATGCCCGGAGTGTTCTTCTTACTTAATTCATGCGGGAGAAAATTGGGAATATCCTTCTTGCGGATGGACAAGTACGCATGATTAAAATTGGGCTTACTGGGCGTGGTCAAAAACGCACAGCAAGCACATAGATAATGGTTTTCTACCTTTGGCAGATTCGAGTGGCCTTAATTTTTAAGGAAAGGAGGTGAAAAATATGGCTGATGCAAAAATGACACCGGTGGCAAAAATCCCGACTCCGGCACAAATGGCGCTCAACCGGCTACTTAGAATTTATGCCTACAGCCTGGGCGTCGGGGCAGCAACATTCGCGGTGGGTAATCTGGGCATGATTCTAAACCTGCTAAAGGGCTTCCATGGGCTCCAGGGCTTCATGATTTCGACGGCTGCGGCGGCAATGGGAGGCCCGATAGTGGAAAGCACGCTGAAATTTTTCAGGGCAAAGTTAGCCCAGGCTCAGGCGGAGCAGGACGCGGCGACACAGTAGCAACATTGCCACAACATTGTAGCAACATTTCGACAACGTTGTAAAAAAAGAAAAAGGACGGTGCAAAAATGACTCTCAATTTTAATACCATCGGCAAGGCCTTCTCGAAACTCGGTGACTTGATGGACATGTATCAGAAGCAGGCCCGTGCAGATGCCAACAACGACGGCGTGCTCTCGACAGAGGAGCAGATAGCCGCTTTCGTCAAGATGATTCCCGACGCGGAAGACCTGTCAGGAATCAGCGTCAAGGGAAACGTTATGCTGGATTCTCCGGAGAAGCTCATGGCCTTAGCAACGGAAGCCATAGCCCTGGCCAACAAGTACCAACTCATCAAGGGCTGACTGAACATGGCAGAGCCAACGAAGCCCGGAGAAGTGCCCAACAGCCACGACGGCTTAGGACGCTTGCTAGAGACACAGAAGGCGCGGGGGAAGGACGAACCCATAAAACTTCCTCTTTGCACATTTGAGACTGTCGTGAGCGGAGAACAGATTAAGAGCATGAATGATGAATACTTAGAGCAGTGAACGGAAGGAACTATTATGGCCGAGATAGTTGACAAATGGGGATATATTTCGGTTGTTACTGAAGAATTAGCCGCAGTCCTCGTCTTGCAAGGGTGGAAGTATAAGCGCAAAGGACCGGAATCAGTAAAAAATATTTGCTTCCGCCTTAATAAAAAGATCAAGGCTCCCAAAATAAAGGAGAAACAGAAAGAGCCAGAGGGAATAACTTTCCATTCATTTGATCATATCTTGGTCATTCGTTCCATAAATGGCCTTGGGGATGTCCTAATGTTGACTCCTACATTGAGGGAGATGAAAAAAAATTTCCCTCAATGTAGGATAACAGTAGCCACACAGCATAGATACGCCCCCATATTTGAGAACAATCCAGACGTGGAATGGATATCCTCAGATATTCCCATAGAGAAAATAGATAGCGACGGGAGATGTATTTATAACCGAGAAGTCAACTTGAATCATTATGTCGAAAACAGGGAATGTCAAGAAATCACGAATAATGGAGTATCAAAAATAAACAGGATTGATTTAACGGCGGAGGCATTTGGAATTACTCTTTCAGATCATTCATTAGTATACCAAGTTACTGAGGAAGAAAAGGAGTGGGCCCTAAAGAAGCTCAAATCCTTGAAGATAAAAAAGAATCAGAAAATTGCTGGAGTTCAAATAAAGTCCGTTTCCCCCGTAAGAACTTACTCTAAAATCAAAGAAGTGTGCCAGTTTCTCGCGGAGAAAGGAATCGCGATCCTATTATTCAACGAAGACAAGAACATAGGATGGACTGGAAAAAATATTCATAATTTCTGTGGAATTTCTTTGCGCCAAGTAGGATCATTGATAGATCAGACTCATCTTGTAATTGGGCCTGATTCTGGGCTGATCCATTTTGCCTCTGCTCTTAAAAAGCCCACAATTGGATTCTTTAATGAAGTTGATCCAGACTTGAGAATCAGATACTACAAGGACGCCTTTGCGTTCTTTCCAAGAGAATCATGCCATAAAATGCCATGTGGATTTGGATTGGGATGCAAGAAGGAGTGTTTTGATTCTATTATGCCTCAAATGGTTGTGGACAAAGCAATGGAGATGCTCATGGTAGGCAATAGAGATCAATCTCTCGTGAGCGAAGACAGACATAGAAGGCTTGAGAAAGTCGCCAGCAAAATCATTTCCTATAAGTTAAAGGGAAGCATTGCAGAGGTTGGAGTCTATAAGGGCGGAACGGCTCTAACACTTGCGAAGGTGTTTAGTAAAACAAAAAAGAAGCTATATCTTTTTGACACTTTCGAGGGCATACCTTATGCGGATTCAGAGGTAGACGTTCATAAGCAAGGAGACTATGGCGACGTTTCCTTTAAAAGCATTGAAGATATGTTTTCTGGATACAATAACGAGATCAGGAAAGGCATTTTCCCTGCTACGGCCAAAGGTCTTGAGAAAAAGAAATTCTGCTTCGTCCATATTGACACTGACGTATATCAATCAGTAAAGGACTGCATTGAGTTCTTTTATCCTCGTGTCGTGGATGGTGGATACTTGATCTTCGACGATTGGGAATGGAAGTATTGCCCAGGTGTTAAAAAAGGGGTAGAAGAATTTCTTATTGGCAAGATTGAGAAGCCAAGTTTTTTTAATATGCAGTGTGTTATTCAGAAGGGCAGAGAAGTCGCGGAGATACCGGAATGACTACATTCCTTATCGGACAATATGGCTCTGGAAACTTGGGAGATGAGGCAATCCTGAAAGGGATGAGGGCTATTCCTAAGTTTAAATCTGCTATTGTCATAGACGAGTACAAAAGGATTCCGATGGGAATTGAGATAAAAGATATTAGTAGGCTTGTAACCCCAAAAGATCATCTCGTTATTGGAGGGGGAGGGCTGTTCTGCGGAAGGGAAGAGCTATTGCACTACGTTAATATGGCTAGGTTTTTCAAGAACTATTCTATTCAAGGAGTTGGAGTTGACAGGGTATTTAGCGAAGAAGATTTGTATGTTTTGGCTCTCCTGTTTCAGCAAGCAGAGAAGGTATCTGTTCGTAATTTAGAGAGCCAAGAATCACTGAAGTCTATCGGAATATCGGGAGTAGAAGTTATTCAGGACTTTTCGTCGCTTATGCCTGCATGTTCAAAAGAAAAGGCACTGGAGATCCTAAAAGAGAACAATTCCTCAGAAGGATCTATTGGCATAAACCTGCACCAACCAATTAAAACAGATTCCCTTAAAGAAAAGTTTGTGGTGGATATTAAAAAATTTGCAAGTTTGATCGAAGACATAATAGCAAAAACCCAGAATAATGTTGTTTTTATTCCAACGAGTTACAACAAGGATGGAGTTTTGGATTTAGACATAGCCGATAGGATAAAAAAAAGAATGTCAAGATCGGCGAATTTTAAAATTCTAAAGGAAAGACAATACTCCTCTGAGGAGATCAAGGGGATTGTCGGGCAACTATCACTTATGATAGGCTCTCGGTATCATTCTTGCGCTTTTGCCTTACAAATGAAGACTCCTCTTGTTGTCCTTGCCTTACAGGAAAAGCAGTTTGCATTAGCAGGCGAGTACGAGATTCCAGTATTTAATTATAAAGATTTCCAGAAAGATATATTGCTCGACATGATCGCATGCAATAAATGAAAGTTCTATTCCAGCAGCAGCATGACTTCAACGAGAGAATAGGCGGGGCTGAGACTCAGTTCGGAGCCTTCGTTCGTTATACTACTTCTTGTGGGGTTGAGACAGAAGTAAGCCTTAAAAATGATCCCGACGTTTCGGAATTTGATCTTGTTCATGTTTTTAACACATGCAATTTTAATGATTCAATCGCACAGATGGAAAACGCACGGATCCAAGGGAAGCCGGTATTTCTGTCAACAATTTATTGGAACTGGAAAGAGGCGTATGACGAACGAATAAAATTTGACGAAGAACACAATATCGGATGGTGTGGCCAAAGAGAAAAGGTGAATGGCATGGCGGGTATACAGCAAAGGATTGGACGATTGATTGATACGGCAGATGTTCTTCTTCCTGCGTCTTATGCCGAGTATGGAGTTTTGTCGGCGGATGCCTTTCCGGGAAGATACAGGCTTCAACCGTGGTTCGTTGTGCCGAATGGATTTGATCCAATTATGTCAGGAGGAAGTGCGGAGGAGTTCATATCAAAATACAATTTACATGACTTCGTTCTTGTTGTTGGCCGAATTGATCTACACAAGAATGGATTAAACATTGCGAAGGCGATGGCCGGATTGGATATTCCTTTGGTATTTATTGGCGATAAAGAGGATCAATATTTTGCGGATATTATAGAGAAAGAATCTGGCCCAAATACTTATTTCCTTGGCAAGATGAATCCTGGGCAGTTAAAGCACGCATACGCCGCCGCACGAGTTCTCGTTCAGGCGTCCTTATTTGAAATACCAGGACTCGCGGCACTAGAAGGCGCTGCTGCCGGGTGCGCCGTTGTAGTGTCTAATAGAGGCAGTATTCGAGAGTATCTTGGGAACCTAGCTGAATACTGCAACCCCGTTGATCCGTTATCTATTAAGAGGGCTATTATAAGGGCTTATGAATCGGGGCCAGATAAAAATTTGAAACTGCATGTTTTTAAAAACTTCACATGGGATAATGTTGTTTCTAAAAATTTACTCAATGCCTATAAAGAAGGATTGAGAATTTTAAGAAACTCTTGACAATCGAACACATGTTCGTTATAATATAAATGAACATGAGTTCGATATTGTCGAGGTGAATAATGCTTAATACCTGCAACTACTCCACATACACGGCAAACAAGAGCACAGTAATAAGCACAACTCCCATATCTTTGGACTTGGATGCCATACTTTCGAGAGAGATAAATCACGGCTATGTTCTAAACTTCAGCGCTGGGGACATGCTTGTTAGAATTAACAATGGCGACACCATATATCTGCCCGCCGGGAAAACACTTGACATGAAAGATTCTTGCGCCCATATTGTTGTGATTTCAACAACCTCTGTCAGTGCCTTGGGCGTTTCCTGGTATCTCAAGTGATCTACGAGTTCAGGTGTAATACCTGCGATCATCATTTTGACGTTTGGCTATCTATGGACGCTATAAAGATAGCACATTGCCCTCAATGCGGCGCTTCTGCTCAGAGGCTATACTCTCCTCCTCAGTTAATTTTAGATAGAGCCGTTGACGAAAAAACTGAATATAATCATAGCCTTGGATGCGTTGTACGAACGAAGCGAGACGTTAAAGAAGCTCAGAAAAGAATAAACTTCGAGTCAAACGGGACGGTAAATCCGGTTACTGTCAGCCCAAAAGAAGCAAAAACCATTGAAGATCCAAAGACTACCAATTATGATGAGGTAACAGAAGAAGCATGTCGCATCCTGTCGTCCTCGACTTAAACGAAGAAATAGAGAGCGCAGAAGACGATCTTCTTCAAGACTGCAGCGCTGCTTTTCTTTTTGATGTAAACAAAAGAATTGACGCCGCAGAAAAGTTTCACAAAACCATATCTTCTAGTTGGGAGAGAAACTGGGAATTATACCTGGGAGATCATTGGACTACAAAGCCTCTGTCCTATAAGTCCTACCTCGTAAATAACAAGATCAGATCAAACATCGAAACGATCATCGGATACACTACCGACAGCAAGCCAAAGGCTTATTTTATTCCTCCGAATGAAGAACAGGCGAAGCAAATAGAGGAGCTTGAGAAAGTTCACGATAGTATTTGGGATTCCAACTCAATGAACGTAAAGCTCTCCATAGCTATTCGATACGCCAAACTAATGCAATGCGGATTCTTTAAAGTAATGGTTGAAGAAAATATTAAAGGCGAACATGAGATCCATATAAATATTGTCCATCCATCAGAAATGAGGGTGGATCCTAATGCCACAAATGAAGACGATGCAGAGTATATGTACTGGAAAAGACTTGTTCCACTATCGTATGTTCGCAATAATTACGAACGCGGTTGTCTTGTCAAGGCTTCTTCGTCGAAGGACTTACAGGCAGAGAGACTAAAGAATAAAGTAAATAGTCCAATATCGAATATGAGTGGAGGACAAGTCACTTCTCCTGCTTCTGATAACTTCTATGTCATAGACAATACTCTTCCACCGTCTTCTTCGCCGCTTTCTCCTTCTGCCGATCCAATGGTAGAACTAATAGAATACTGGTGCAAAGACTACGAGATGGAAGAGACGACGGATGTACTTGAAGACGGAACAACGATCTTCTCAAAAGTTGCAAAATACCCTGGAGGAAGACTCTTAACGATCTGCAACAATGTTCCACTGCAGTGCGTTAAACACCCATACAATCATGGACTGTTTCCATTCATTCGCATACCTAGCCTCGACGTTGGAACTTTTTGGGGCCTAGATGAAATATCTCACCTGGATCACTTACAGACAAGCCTCAATAGGGTTTTCTCTTATGTCATGGAGTTCATTCGTTACTCAGGAAACTGTCCTTGGATTTATGATCAGGGATGCCTAACAAAGCCAGAACTACTTGGAGATAGGCCAGGGCTTCGGATTGAAAAGAAGCAGGGAAGCGACGTGCATCGTGAAGCCCCTCCTCAGATGCCACAGTACATATTCAGCTACATCCAATTCCTAATTGATGCTATTGAAGATCAAATGGGCGTTAGGCCGGTACTACAGGGGAAAAGAGGAAGCAGATCGGGAGTCGCGCTTGACACTCAGCAGGAAGCGGCCCTCATTCGTCTTCGTCCTTTCGCTAGTAGCCTTGACATGGCTTTACGAAGAATGGGAAAGATGATTGTGAGTCTCGTAAAGCAATACTATACTGAGACAAGAATCATTCAGGTTTTAGGAAGAGACGGAACTCCTCAGTTCTTCGAGTTTGACGGAAAGAATATCGTCGGCGATTGGGATATGAGAGTAGTAACTGCCGCTGGCATGCCTCCAAGCAGATCTGCAAGATTCCAGCAGGCCGGGCAGTTGTTTAATCAGAAGGCAATAGATCAGCAGGCATATCTTGAAGCGGCTGATTGGCCGAACAGAGATAAGATTATAGCCAGAATGCAAAATCAGCCACAGCAACAGGCTCTTCCTACCGGGAAGCCAAATAAGACTCGCCCCCCGAAGGCTGGAGGGAAAAATATAAATACCACCCCTAAAGAGGGAGTAGCAAATAAGACACCCTCATCTAAATTCATCCAAGGGTAACGAAGGGAGGTGAAGAATATGGCGAAGCGGAAAGGCTCTCACAAAGGAGCACGGGTTTCCAAAAAGGTGACTCGCAAGTAGCTCATCTTAATGGATTCTGGTTTCTGGGGGAGTTCCAGGGAAAAACTCCTCCAAATTCGTACAAGATAGGTGATTGAGAATGGAAAATATCATGGCTGCATTAAGAGCAAAGGGAGGGATGCCTCCCGCTACCGGAGGGGCGCCAATGGGGATGCCTCCCGCTCCGGGGGGTGCTCCTACGCCTCCTGCTCCAGTTCCAAAGCCTCCAATGCCTTCTCCTCCACCTCCAGCAGAGGAAGAAAAGAAGAAGGAGCCCGCAAAGTCTTCGGCCTCCGATTTAGACAAAGCGATTTCGCTTGTCGCTTCCATTCTTGACAAGATGGATAAAAAGTCTGAGGCGTCAACGATTCTCGCCAACGCCATAAGAAGTATGAGAGATGCAAGGCCCATGCTAAAAGATGAGACTCCGCCCAAGAGGGCTACAGAGAAGCAGGGTCAGCAGCAGGCGTTCAAGTCTATGCCAAAGACGACTCAGGTTGAACCATTTGGGTCAAGCGCCCCCTTCAAGGGTGGAAACAACTTCAGCAGGTAATTGACTTCTCAAGGAAGACATGGTAGAATCAAGTCAATCGAACACCTGTTCGCCTTCTGGCTAAAAGCCAATAAAATGAGAACAGACTCGAAGGAGTATAAAAGTGGACATTAACGATTTGGATGAACAAGCGATCGCTGCATTGGAAGAACCACAAGAAGAGGCTGAAATAATTGAGGAAGTAATTCCTGAAACTTCAGAGCCTTCGGAAGCTCCAGAAGAAACCCCACGGAAATTCCTCCTGAGAGGGAAGGAATATACCGAGGAAGAGCTTATGGAATCTATTAACAGCGGATTGCGGCAGGCAGATTACACCCGTAAGACACAGGAAATTGCAGAGAAGGAAAGACAATTTGAGGCGAACAAGGCTGCTTTTATTGCGGAATATGCGCCTCGAATCCAAACCGTTCACGACTTGGATAGATGGCTTGCCGAGAACCAAGAAGAGGCAAAGATAATTTACACCAAGCTGGCAGAGAAAGTGCAGAAACTCGAATCAACGGGAACTACTCCTTCTCAAATAATGAACGATCCAGTCGTTCGACAGCTAAATGCGAAGCTGGATCAGGCCACAAAGCAGATTGAAACGATTTCCAAACGTCAGGAAGAAGAAGATAAAAAAATATTGGAAAGTCAACTCGTGGCAGCATTGACGGATTTACGGGAGAGAAAGTCTGCTGAGTGCAAAGATCATGGCATTGCGATGCCAGAATACAGCGATGCGGAACTATGTCGCTGGTGTGCAGAGAATCAAACTCCAAACTTGGAAGCAGGCTTCCAGTATCTTTTTGGCAAGACTCTCCTTGATAGTGCCTTACAGGCCGGAGAATCTAAAGCCCTTGGAAAATACAAAGGGAAAAGTGGTGTTCGAGTAGAGGGATCCAGATCAATATCTAGTTCCCCTAGAACCACGCAGACAGATGCTCCGGTACATGCGAAGGACTACAACGAAGCCGGAGAACTTGCCAGGGCAGAATTGGATAGCCTCTCTTCCTAAAAGAAAGGCGGATTTATTATGGCTACTTTACAAGGAATATCAGCTCTCGTGAAGAAACTCTATCTTCCAGTGCTGGTAGATAACTCTACAAAAAGCAACATCCTCCTGTATCGAAACTACAGGAGAGGAACACGAATCGAAGAGACTGAGACTATTTATGCTCCCCTCCGCTATGCGGATCTGGCAGGTAGATGGTATTCCAAATACGACGTTTGGAATTCCAGTCCCCCCGACTTTATCAAAGCGGCGGAATTCAAGCCAACTCAGTGCGAAGCCGAGATGGAACTATCTGGATACGACGAAGTAGTCGGGACAAGCTCTCTATCAACAATAAACTACTTGAAAGTTCTTATGCAGTCAGCAGAAGATACGATCAAGAACTTGATGGGAGCAGGATTGTTCTCCGATGGCACCGGATACGCCGGAAAGATTCTTCTGGGCCTTGGAGCCGCAATAGACGACGGAACAAACGTCCAGGTTTATGGAGGTCTTGATCGTCTGGGAGATTCTCCTTTCTGGCGGTCCAATGTCAGTGGAAACAGCGGCACTCCGAGAGCTATCACAACGAAGCTCATGCAGAAAATCATGGGCAAATGCTCGATAGACAACGACAGGCCCACACTTCTGACAACAACTCAGTCCGTGTGGGACGAGTACATGTATCTTCTGGAAAGCCAGCAGAGGTTTATCCAGAGAGATGCCGAGTTGTTCGCCAATGGCGGATTCCAGAACATTCTCTTCGATGGTCGTCCGGTAGTGGTTGATTCTCACGTTCCTAATGGAACGATGTATTTTATCAATGAGAACTATCTTGACCTGCAGACGTTCAAGGCGAGAGACATGGCATTCCGTCCGTTCCAGTCAGTCCCCAAGGGTCAGGATGCGGCTGTTGCCTACATCAGATGGATGGGGCAACTTACGTCCAATAATTGTCGTATGCAGGGAGTCCTGAAGGACATCTTAGAGCCATAGGCTCAATAACAGAGAGGTGAAAGAAATGGCTAAAGAAAGCAAGACTCAGGTGACTCTTGAGGGCGGGAAAGGCCCTGGCGGTGGAGTGGACATTCTCGGTAAGCCCACTAACGAACCGTATGACACCTACAAGTTTAATCCGGGTGACTTATCTGCCAAGGAAGGCAAAAAGAAATAAGGCAAAAATGCCTTGAAAGGAGTTTAGCTTATCATGGAAAAAACTATTTATGCTTCTGCCCTTAACTCGAACTCCATCGAAGCCCTGGACGAACCGGGAATAACCAGGACTGAAGCTGGTACTCAGTATGTATATATGCAGGCTAACGGAACTCTTTCGGCTGGAGATGTGGTTGTTCCAACTGCTGATACTGCCACGGTTTCTACTACGTCTACAGCCAGCTTTGTCGGGGTTGCTGGAGTAGTCTACTCTGGCATCTCAGATCATTACTTCGGATGGGTAGCCAAGGATGGCCCGGTATTTGCGAAAGTAAACGCCACCGGAGGCATTGCAGTCGGAGATGGAATAAAGACTACGACTAACACCGGCAAGGCTGCAAAGACTACCGCTGCCGCCGGAGACAAATTCGGCTATGCCCTAGCTGACGCAACGACGGATACTCTCGTTCCGTGTTATGTACAGTGCTGATAAGATCAAGTCTGCTTCCCTCCCTCTTCGGGGGGAGGGGGCAGTCAATCTTGAAGGAGGAAAAAAATGTCGTCAATAGTACTTATAAAAAATGGAGACACTCGTGATTTCGTGGACAAATGCGGAGGGAAGGATATTTTCATACCTGCCGGTGGGCAGATTCATCAGCCAATAGAAGTGGCAAAGTTCCTCATCGGAGATTTGTCCCTCCCCCCAGAGGATTTAAAGAAGAATCTTTCCGGCGTCAAACTTCGTCGTGGAGAAGGCTACAGCGAACTCGTAACTTACGAGGAGGTAAACGATGGAGTTATTTCTGCTCCAGAAGTTGTGGCCCCAAAGATCCCGCTTAAAAAGTTAAAGTAGGAGGTTCTCAGTATGGTACCCATTCAAGTATCAGATGGCACAGGGATTAAAGACAAGATGTCCTTCCCTGTCAATGTAAACCAAAACGACATGAACGGTTCTATAGTTACTGCGACTATCGGATCCGTAGAAACGTCCGTAGTCACTGCGCTCGGACAGGTTCCTGTCAACGTAATGATAGAGCCGCAGGCAAATGTAGGGTGTGTCTGGCAGACGAAAGCCGCGACTGCGACAAATGCCTACTACGCCTGCAGCGCGGCTGGATCTGTCAAATTCACCTTCTTCGCATAGGTAGCTATGAGAATACTGACTCTTTCCAATGCCCCGTGGTGTCCATCGGGTTATGGGAATCAGACAGCCTCTTTCGTGCAACATGCTTCGGCAAATGGCATTGAAGTAGGCTGTATCTGTAATAATGGGCTC